GAGATGCATTAAATTAGATTTAACAGCTCTCTTATTCTGCTTGTTCATATCAATGAAGTAACCCTTTTCAGAATCGTAAAAGGGAAATCTAATATTAATGAATGATTCAGCCATAGTTTTTTATTATAAATATCTAATAAATTAATTTATACAATAAATGAGAAATGTAAATTTTAAGCATAAAAAAACCCCCATTTAAGGGGGTTATTATTTTATCCTCTATCTTTTCTAATATTGTAAAGAGCGTTTAAAACTTGTTGGGTGAGTGTTAAATCATTTCCCCATCTTATTTTATTTTTCTTCTTCGACACCATTAGATTGGATTTTAGTTAGGTCTACGTCTACCTCACAAGCTCCACCAGCACATGCTAATTCACCACTAAGGTCCGTATTATCAACCAATTCAACAACTTTACTCAAATCAATGTTGTTAAGTGATTTCATCATTTTATTATAAGTTTCCTCATCACAATCCTCAAAAGGTGCTTGTTGGTATGTCCCACCATTATAAGGTAAGACTGAGAGTCCATTATAATGTTCACGGTTATCCCACATCCAATCACCAGCTAATTCCCAATCTTCTTCTTTTAAAGATACTGTAGCAGATACATTGTGTGAATTTTGTCCATTTCTATGACCATGTTTAATCCATTCTTGTGATACTTTCTTCACCCTTTCTAATAATTCAAAAGGTGATTCATGTCTTAGGATAGAACCTTCTGGTGCTTTCTGTGGTACAGAAATAACAGCTGTATCATGTGGTCTAAATACCTCATCCTCAACTAACTCTGGGTGATATATAGAGAGGTAAGTATAAATTGCCTCATTTTTACCAACTCTAACTCTTCTAATGTAAAAGTCATTATGCCAAGCGTGAATACCTGAAGATGTACCCAATGTTAGAGATGTTGTACCAGCTGGTTTTACTGTAGTAGTTCTAGCTGATTCATTAATACCAATTAAATTAGCTACCCTAGTATTCTCTGTTTTAACAACTTTTGCGGCTTCTTCCATGTCATACCCTAATACGACACCTGAACCAATACCTGTCATAGATACACCAATAAGAGCGTCTTTTTCTGTAGTTCTTTTCCACACATCTCTTAAATAATGAAAATCAGTATATCCTGCTTGTAATGTTCCAATAAAAGAAGCTGCTTTAACCCTATTATTAAAGTCTTCCTGTGACTCTATGTCTGATGCGTTAACCTCACATAGATTACAGAATTGGAATGGTCTTAGAGCAATCTCACAACATGGGTTAGTTCCCCAATCTTTATCATATGAGAAATAAATTCCAGGTTCACCAGCTCCAGATAATTCAACTCTTTTCCATAAATCTAAAAAGAATTGTTTTGTAATTCTATTTCTCAATAGTACTGCTGAGTTATTAGCTCTACCTCTTTGTGGATTAAGTTCCCACCATGCTCCTGACTTACAAGAAATCATTTCATTGTCGTCAGCTGAAAATAAAGATATTAAAGCTGCTCTTCTAATACCACCAGCTAATACAGCGTCAGCAATATGACAAACAATATCATGAACTTCTAGTGTGGTTAATTTATCCCTATCACTCTTTGAGTCCAATACCTTTGTTATATGGTGAATACAATCTTTTAATGGTTGTGGTCCTGGTGCTTTACCACCAGAAGTAACTAATAATGCTCCTTTAGCTCTAATATCTGAAAAATCAAATATTGGTGTTGATGAGTTAATTCCCATATAGGACTTCATAAGTACTTTAATCGCGTCAGCCCAACCTTCGATTGAATCACTAACTAAGTATCTTCTTGTTCTATTTGGGTTTGGTTTTCTAACTTCTGGTAGTTTCTCAACATGGTGTTTCTGTACTGAATAACCAACACCTGTTCCACCTAACAATAAAAACATTGTTTCAGAGAAAGAATCAATATGGTCTATTGGTAGGTATGCACAGTTATAAACTCTATTTGGTGAGATTTCAATTGGTTTACCCCCAAATTGTAAAGACCTCATAGAAGGTAAAACCTTTTTATCGTAAACATATTTGTAAACATCCTCGATCTCTTTCTTTAGTTTAGGATATTTCTTTTGATGCATTTTCTTATTTCTAGTAACTAGTTCTTCCCAAGTTTCTCTTCTTTGTTTCTTTGGGAGAAACTTAGCGTATTTCATGTAGACAGTTATGTCTGATAGAATTTGTTTTGATAATTCCATTTTTTTTAATTTTTAAATTTCGTTATTAATTTTTAATCAAGTTCAGTATCTCTTTTCTCTCTCCTAACCTTTGCCATTTTTAACCTTTCTTTAGCGTTTTCTTCTTTTCTTTCTACCACTTTCCTTTCATACCCTAAAAAAGTTTCTGAACTTTCAGTATCTATATAAACCCTACCGTTATCAAATGTACAATCTTCAAAGATAACACCATCTTTTCCGAATCTTGATTTTAAAACCGCTATTGTTGCTCTATTACCCTCCTTTTGAGAGAGTGTTCTAGCGATTGACATTATAAAATGTCCTATTTGTGCCTTTTTTATGGAGCCACCCATTTGGTCACCAGTAACCACATCAGCTGAAACTGAACTTCTGTTTCCTTGTACAGCTGTCCAACCCACTAGATTGTACTCTGCTAACATAGATTCAAAAGCTCTCATAACATTACCTTCACCTGACCATTCATCATTATACCTTCTAGTAGACTCAACACAATCGATATAGTCTAATACAACCATATCTGGTTGAAAACCAGTAGATATTAGATGTCTGATGTAGGATTTAATATGATTAACAGTAACACCTTCTGATGTAAATTTTCTGATAATTAAATCATTTTCAACACCTTCTGTTTTTTCTTTAATCACATTTATCACCGCTTCTTTATCATCAGATAAAGAATTAAGTTCAATCCCACTCCAACATGAAGCGTGTTTCCTTTTGATTACATCTGGTATGTCCTCAAAAACAATTTGTAAAACATTATAACCTACATTATAAGCTGAATTAGCAATTTTAGTAAGTATTGTGGTTTTACCAACACCATAAGGTGCTAACACAACCCCTAACTCACCTCTAGACAGACCACCATCGGTTAATTCATCAATACCACTTATTCCCGTAGGAACTGGGTGTCTAAAGTCTTCTTCTAAAACAGTATCCCATCCTTCACTAATAGATGTACCATCATCTTTTTCAGCTCCAACTGATAGAGCTTCTTTCATGATTTCAGCACATTCTTCGTAACGACCAAACTCACCATTATCTATAATGGTTGATATTTTGTCATTAGCCTTCTTTAGTTCTTGTTGTCTACAAAAGTTTAGGGACTCCATTTGAACGTACTCCCAATCTTCTACTTCTAACTTCCTAATTTCTTTAGTGATTTCAAAAACATAATCTTGTGTGATTTTTTCTTTAATTTCAACTTTTAAAATTGTTTCTAAGGTATCCCAATTAGGTATTTTCTCAAACCTCTCAAAATAATCTCTTACTGTAGCTATTATAAGTCTAAAATATTCATTGTCAAAATAACTTGTATCTAAAATATCAATTATTCTATCAGCGAATTTTTTATTAGCTGGATGTAGTATTTGATTTATGAGTTCTGTTTGGAATTTGTAACCTAGATATCCTAACGTAACTTTTTTATCACTCATTCTGTAAACTATTTAATAATAAATAATCAGTTCAATTTGATTGAACCATATTCCACATTTAAATTTTCTCTAGATAGGGTTTCAGTGATTATAGATATGATCTTTGGTATCATTTTTCTAATATCTACTGAATATCTTATCCTTTGTTGGTAGAAATTTCCAGTGAATTGTTTGGCTGCAACTACTCTATCATCGACTTTAATTTCTAAGTCAAAAATATCTTCATTTTCGAAAACATCTTCTCTGATTATATCTTCTTGTTTTTGTTCTTTATAGGGGTTATAAGACCTCCATAAATAATCTTTAGACTTTTTCTTTAAGTCTCTATTAATTAAATCTACTACGTCTGTTATACATTCGTACATTTCAAACGAACTGATAGATTTCTTATTAAACCCTTTTACATTAAAGTACCTCTGACAAATAATGTTTTTGTTAATGTATAAAATAAATTCACACTTCTTCATTTCTCTTCTTTTTTTAATTGATTTTTTTCTTAAATTTTGTTTTTTCTTTTTTTGATAATCTAATAAATGGTTCCATAAAATTTAGAT